AAAGCTAGAAAAGCATGACCCCTCTTCTGCCTAGTCCTGATCACTACCTTCAAAACCTAATAACCATGACAAGTCCCGAGGCTAAAAGGCTCTGGAGAAGAGCTATTAAAGAGCACTTTGATTGTCGTTGTGTCTATTGTGGAGAAACTTATGAATTACATGAACTCACTCTTGATCACGTACGTCCTCGCTGCTTTGGTGGTGAAGACCTTACATCAAATTTGGTACCCTCATGTTGGAAGTGTAATCAGGCTAAAGGCAGTCGAAATTGGCTCTCGTGGATGAGAGAAACATTTGGGATTACTCCTAGAGAACATCTTATTTTATCGCATATTAAGTAAATGCCTTATAGAACAATTATGAATGCTATTGGGGGTGCAGCTCGTACAGTAACAGAGTTCTATGAGGACGTTACTGAAACTGTACGTTCAATCACCCCCGAACCTATTGGACAGGCACTCGATGCTTTGGCTGGTACGGTGGAAAAAGCTGTATCTAAAACTCCTATTGGTGTTGCAGAAAGAGGTGCTGCTGCCACAGGTCAAATTGTAACACAATCAACTGGTAATCCAATATTAGGTGGGGCTGTAGAATTTGGGTTAGGTGTGGCAGCAGGTGGTCCTGCAGTTGGGAAAGCATCTAAGCGTGTTATCCCTAAAGGTATGCCTAAACCTAAACCTACTGCTGCTCCTGTTGATATGTCTATGCCACCAGGTTTAGCACCTGCTATGGCTGGTGGGGTAACACCGCCGCCGATGCAAGTACGACCTACGGCAGAAGGAGGTGTTTTTAAATTAACGATCACAGATCCTGAATTTATTGCACCAGGTATTAAACCAGGTATCGCTACAACACCTGCTAATGTTAAAGCCAGGGAGATGCTTGATAAATCAATCAGTAGATTAGATAAACGTAGGGCGCAACTTAACGCTGATCTTGAAAGTGGCGAAGTAAAACGGGGAACTGCTAAATTTGTTCGCCTTGATAAAAAAATTAGAGAAGAACGATACGGAGAAATGTCGTCTTTCTATAATCAATTAGACCAGGATCCACCAGCTTACAACAAGGCCGCTTATAAAAATGTTGACCCAACAGATATAACTAAAAATGCTGAACAACATCATTTAGCAGCTAAAGCTCAGACTGTACCTTTTATTGAAGTTATGCTCGAAGTGGGTGACCCAGATGATTTAGTCGCACTGCACGAGTATTCCCGTATGCTTGGTGTTGTTATGGGTAATTCAAAAAGAAATATGCTTGATGCTCCTGGTCCTATTCACCGTGCCGCTGCCGCTAAAACTGCTAAAGAAAAAACTGGTAACATTCATTCTGCGTTTAGCGTTGGGGGGATGGAGCCTAATAACGCTTATGTTAAACGGCTTTTGCAAAACGCTAAAACCGCTGATGACGTTATGCGTGTCTTTAAACAATACGCTGATGAGTATTTAATTCCTCAACAAAATATTGCTAAAAAGATTGTTCAAAATTATTTGGACGAATACGCTATTAAATTGACACCAGCTCAACGTGTTAAATTTAATGAGTTATCATCAAAACTAAGTAAAGGCTCCTAATTAAAATATTTTTATGAACTCTAAAAACCATACCGGCGCAGCTGGTGAAATGCTAGTTTGCGCCTTTTTTCTTTCTCAAGGTCTAGAGGTTTTCAGAAATGTAGCATCCTCTGGTCCTGTTGATTTAATGCTTCTAAATTTAGAAACAAACCAATCTATTTCGGTTGATGTTAAATCGGTAAGAACCCCTTATGTTAAAGCTGACGGATCTTACAGCATTAAACATCTCTCTTGTCTACGTGATGATGGTGTATGGCAAGTTGCATACGTTCACGGAGAGGCTGCTCCACGCCTTCCTGAGGGCTTTTGGGAGGCTTTAGGTATGGAGACAGCCGAATGACTGTAAAACGCCGTACAGGCAATTCTGAGAGGAGTATTCTTGAATCACTCCAAGATGATTTTAAGCTATTCCTTCAAGCAATCTGGGCTCAGTTAGACCTACCGTCCCCCACAAGAGCCCAGTATGCTATCGCTGATTACCTTCAATACGGTCCTAAGCGTTTGATGGTACAGGCATTTCGTGGTGTAGGTAAAAGTTGGATTACTGCAGCCTTTGTCCTTTGGACGTTGTTTAACGACAAAGATAAAAAAATTATGGTTATATCGGCTAGTAAAGAACGCGCTGATAACTTTAGCATTTTTTGTCAAAAGTTGATTGTTGAGACACCTTGGCTTCAACATATGCAACCTAAAGCAGATACAGCCCGTTGGTCACGTATTAGTTTTGATATTGAATGCTCCCCTCACCAAGCACCTTCTGTTAAATCAGTTGGTATTGGTGGTCAGTTGACTGGTAGTCGTGCTGATTTGATGATTCTTGATGACGTTGAGGTTCCCAACAATAGCCTTACGGAGATGATGCGTGAAAAGCTTCTTCAACTTTGTACCGAAGCTGAGTCTATCCTTACACCAAAGGATGACTCACGTATTATGTACCTTGGTACTCCCCAAACTACCTTTACCATTTACCGTAAACTTGCTGAACGTAACTATCGTCCCCTTGTTTGGCCAGCTAGAGTACCACGTAAACTAGCTAATTACGAAGGTCTTATTGCTCCTCAACTCCAAGAAGACATTGATAACGGTGCTGAATCTTGGAGTGTAACTGATCCTGATCGTTTCGACAATGAAGACCTGATTGAACGTGAAGCATCAATGGGTCGTAGCAACTTTATGTTGCAATTTATGTTGGATACAAGTCTTAGTGATGCTGAAAAGTTCCCACTTAAGATGCAAGACCTCGTTATTACTGCAGTTAACCCCACTAAAGCTCCAGATAGCGTCATTTGGTGCTCTGATCCACGTAATGTTATCCGAGAACTACCGACTGTAGGTCTACCTGGTGATTATTTCTACTCACCAATGCAGTTACAAGGTGAATGGGGTCCATATACTGAGACAATCTGCTCTGTAGACCCAAGTGGTAGAGGTTCGGATGAAACAGCTGCTTGTTTTATCTCTCAACGTAATGGTTTCCTTTACCTTCATGAAGTAAGGGCTTATAGGGACGGCTACAGTGATTCTACACTTCTAGACATCCTTAAAGGTTGTAAGAAATTTAACGTTACTAAACTAGTTGTAGAAACTAACTTTGGTGATGGTATCGTAGCTGAACTCTTTAAAAAACACCTCCAACAAACCCAACAAGGTATAGATGTTGAAGAAGTTAGAGCTAACGTCCGAAAAGAGGACCGTATTATTGATACCCTTGAGCCTGTTCTTAATCAACATCGCCTTATTGTTGATAAGTCTGTGGTGGAATGGGACTACAACTCGAATAAAGAAGCCGCACCCGAAACTAGACTCCTCTATATGCTGTTCTATCAGATGTCAAGGATGTGTCGGGAGAAAGGTGCAGTAAAACATGACGACCGTCTTGACGCCTTAGCTCAAGGTGTTAAATACTTCACAGATGCCCTAGCCATTTCTGCACAAGAAGTTGTCAAGGAACGTAAACGTGAAGAATGGAACGACATGCTTACCGCCTTTATGGATGACCCCCAATCTGAGACCAATCATATCGTACTTGGTATGTCTTTAGATCAAAAAAGACAAGCTAGAGGAGGTGGTAAAAACTCCATTCCAACATGGGTATAATGGGGGTCTAATCTTAAAAAAGACACAAAATAAGACACAAGTTATACCAAAGGATTTGAACATGGCGGATGAAGAGGGGGTGGTGAAGGGTGGACACCATCTCCGGGGAGGAATCGAGACAAGCTCTCTTCCTCCCTTTTTACTAATGATCAGTGAGGAGGAGCAAAAGACAAACATCTCCCTCTTAGATCATTCTGTAACTACTTCCTTTTAAACTACTTCTTATTCTTTCTTTTAACTAAGACTGAATCTAGTGAGTACTGATTCTCCCAATCCATTTGAATCCTGTCACTACTTATTCTACTGTTAGGTAAAGCTATGAGTAGAACATATCGTAACCAACCATTACGTAATCAATTCCGTCATCCACGTACCTTTAATGAGATACGTGCTAACAGTGATGACTATCGAGATTCCGAGTATTCGGTAAGTATCAGAAATCGGAGTATCCCTACAGCTTACGACGACATCACTGCCACTTCCATTTACCAAAACGATCACAACGTCAAATGACTGTCTTTAATGACCTACAATGGAAACCTATTCCTACATACAACAACTACGAAGTATCCAACCTTGGACAGGTAAGGAACAAAATAACAGGTAAACTTCTTAGCCAAGCCACTAAAAAAGGTAACCATCCGTATCAACGTGTTCACCTTTGTCAAGATGGTAAGGCAAAATATCTACTTGTTCATCGTCTAGTTCTTGAGGCTTTTGTTGGTCCATGCCCAAACGGACAACAATGCTTACACCTAGATAGTAATCCAAGGAATAATAGATTAGATAATCTCAAATGGGGTACACCCGTAGAAAACCACTCCACTATTAATCGTAGTGGTGAAAGAAACGGTAGATCTAAACTAACTACTGATGATGTAGTCTTTATCAGAGAGTATACTGGTAAGTTGAAAGACTTAGTGGATATGTTCAACGTGTCCTACGGTTATATCACTAACATTCGCTCAAACATTACTTGGAAACATTTATGACTCACTCAGCCAAACTTATTTGGATCACCCCTGATGCTGAGAACACTATTGCTTACTGTGCTCGGGTCTCTAACCCCTCAAATCAAACTAATCACGACACAGCACCACGCCTTCTTCAATACTGTATTAACCATCAACACTGGAGTGTCTTTGAAATGGCATCCATGTGTGTAGAAATTAATACTACCAGAAGTATTGCAGCTCAGATCCTTAGGCATAGGAGCTTTAGCTTTCAAGAGTTTAGTCAGAGGTATGCACAAGTTGTAGGTGATCCCGTTATCCCTGAACTCCGTCTACAGGACCATAAGAATAGGCAGAATAGCATTGATGTACTTGAACCGTCTGAAGAGCTTGTAGTATTAAAGTCACAAATTGCTGACTACTTTGATGAGGGTATGGACCTGTACCACCAACTACTTGATGCTGGGGTAGCTAAAGAGTGTGCAAGAGAGGTGTTACCGATGGCTGCTCCTACTAAACTTTACATGAACGGTACCATTCGGTCTTGGTTGCATTATTGTGATCTACGTACCTCTAATGGTACTCAAAAAGAACACGCACAGATAGCAGCACAAGTTCAAGATATCCTCTATTCGGAATTACCAAATGTTTGTGAGGCGATGTGGAACATAAACTTAAGTTAGCTGAGTTTAAAGCACTCTATAAAACTTGGAAGACAGGTGTTCCTCCGTTGGATCACCTTCTTCTTTCCCTTCTTGTCTACCTTGAACGTAAATTAATTAACAATAGAGTTAAAGTAGAGTTAGATGAAGCGATTAAGACGTGGGAAACACTTCAACCACCACCTTCAGTGTCTTTTATTGCCACAGAAACACCGTCAGCCACGTCTACAAGCCTCCCTGACATGCGTATTACCTCCGCTTGGTATGTCGATAAGGTTAGCGAGCGTAGCGAGCCCCCAGAGGGCATATAAAGGGGCTTTAGATTTTCACCATAAATTTCTGAAGGCATATATCATATAACGCTATCGTGATATCCCCCAATGGGGGTACCACAGTATTGTAATATGTGCCGCTCCGCTCACTTCGTTCGCTCCGCTCGGCGGCATAACAATAGTGTTGTAC